AAGACGAATGGTTCACCGTTGTTCTTTCTATGCCTTTACTAGCAGTTTGCTACGGAGTAGCTATGGACGACCTGAGTATTATGCAGCGGGTAGGCATTGCGTTTACTGAGTTAGACAAGTTACCTGAGTACTACCAGTACTTGTTGTTTGTTGCTGTCACAGCCAGCTTTGGCATACGTGGCGCTGACAAGCTGATGAAGATGAAGGGTAAGTAATATGGCTCAGTTAGAAGGAAGTGAATTCGACTTTAGCGATCTTTTTGTTTCTCCTGCTGTTCCTTCAGGAATGTTTGGCGTTGTTCCCGGTTACGATCCCAGTGCTAGTGAGTTCTTTGGTCCTAACGTACAAAGATTTATGGAGATACTTCGAGGCTACTTTGAAGATCAAGACCAAGATGACATAGATCGTATTATAAGGCAAGGGCAAGCACAAGAGTTTATTTCAGTTCTCAGGCGTTTTGAAAACGGTGACGCAACATTAGACGATCTAAAAGCAGTAGACGTTAGCGATCTTGCTGAAATGCCCGGATGGTCAGATTACTACTCTGGTATTATTGGTCAAACAACAGACACAGAAACAACAGACACAGAAACAACAGACACAGAAACAACAGAAGATGAAATAGTTGACGGCGTTAACGTAACTGTTTTAGAAAGAAAGTACGGCAAAGAAATTGTAGACGCTATCTTTGACACTGCTGGTGAAGCTATTGATATTATCAAACAAACAGCAGAAGATCCACAAGCTGCTATTGATAATTTTATTGATACTTACGGCACCAAAACTAAAGAAGGTTCTTGGAAAGATTGGACTGAAGTAGGCATCTTTGGCGGCATAGCAGGTATACCTCTTCCTCCCGGTTTTATTGGCGGTACTGTCAGAGAACTAGAAGACAAACTAAAAGAAGTTGGTGCTACTATTTCTGATATTTTTACATCAGAAGATCCACTTGGAAAAATAAGTGAAAAAATTGAAGGGATAGTAGACGGCGTTCTTGGAGGAACTGAAGACTCGCCTTGGGGTGTAGACAATACTTTAGAAACTATTGGTGGTTGGATAGTAGATATTTTAGGTCCAACATTAGGATCTACTATTCTTTCTACAACTTCAAGTGCTATTGAAACTTCTATTCAAGATGCTATTTTAAATTTAGGCGGTACTGACACAGAAACTGACGACGAAGAAGATTCTACAGATAGGTTTAGTCAACTGCTAGGAACTGTTGAAGATACTTTAGAAACGGATGACGTAGTAGACATTGCAGCAGACAGTACTTTAGATGACGACAGTACTTTAGATGACGACAGTACTTTAGATGACGACAGTACTACTGTTGTTGGTGATGCTAAAGGCGGTGACATAACTGGCACTATAACTGATTTACTTGGTACTACTATTAGTCAGTTAGATGATCCAGAAAAACCAGACGATACTGAAATTGGTGGTGGAGATTTAAACGATCCTGATCCTCCTGATGATTACCCAGCTAAGGGTACTTTTCACAGCTCTTATTGTGAAACAAGAGGCGAAGATGGTGGGACGTTAGTAACAAACTATCACGATGGTGCAGGAGGAACTTACGCAGAAAGTTCTTTTAGTTCTGTGTGTAAAAAAGCAGCTGTTACATCTTCTGTAGATGATGACAAAGATGATCCGATTATTGTAGGTAGTGTAATTGACGATAGTTTGAACTACGACGATGAGCCAGTAATAGAAATTGGTGGTACAGAAGAACCAGAAGCTGAAATGGGTGGCGGTGGAGCCGTTGGTGGTGGTCAAGCATCTGCATCTCCTTTTTTGAGGGGTTTAAGTTACACACCTACTGTACCTTTAGCTATACGTCCGACAGCACAGGCTAACTTTGCTGCGGGTTTGCTTGCCCCTGCCACGCCTATTCAGGCTTCTGGTTTAATGAGTCCTAGTGTTTCTATGGATGCTCTAGGTCAACTACTTCTTAGGAATATGAAAGCATGACCTACTTAAACTTAGTAAACAACGTACTCAGACGGCTACGAGAAGACGAAGTAACTAACGTCTCTGAAAGCACGTACAGCAAGATGGTGGGTGACTTTGTAAACGACGCAAAGGAGCTTGTAGAAACAGCTTGGGATTGGTCAGCGTTACGTACAACGCTTACGATTACGACTGCTGCTGACGACTACACGTACTCACTGACAGGTAGCGGTAACGAAGGCAAGGTACTAAACCTTGTCAACGATACCTCTAATTTAGTTATGCAGTACCAAACTCAAAACTGGTTTGACGACAAGTTTTTTGTACAAACTCCTGCCTCTGGCGCGCCTGAGTACTTTACGTACAACGGTGTAGACGGTAGCGGTGACACTCAGATTGATGTGTACCCTAAGCCTGACGGAGTGTACTCACTGAAAGCAAAGATGGTTATTCGTAACGTAGCTCTTAGTGCTGACTCAGATACACTGGCTATACCTAGCAGCCCTGTGATTCACATGGCGATTGCTTTGTTGGCCCGAGAGCGTGGCGAAACTGGTGGTACATCTACACCGGAGTACTTTGCTATTGCTGACAAACATCTGTCTGACGCTATTGCTTTAGACGCACAGAAGCACCCTGAAGAAACAATCTTCTATACACCGTAGGATTTACTATGGCTCAGAATCTACAAAGCATTAACTTAGTTGCTCCAGCTTTTCAAGGGATCAACACAGAAGATTCTCCTCTTGCTCAGGATACGTCTTTTGCTGAGATTGCGGATAATGCAATTATTGATCGGCAGGGTCGTCTAGCATCTCGTCAAGGTAATGAAATTATTACTACGACTAAGACAGTTTTAGGTACAGATTACATTCATAACATCCATGAGTTTTACGACAGTGCTGGTAACGAGGTTATCTTTAGCACTGGCAACAACAAGATAATGACGGGTACGACCACACTGGTTGACGCTACTCCAGCATCGTACACCATTACGGCGAATGATTGGAAGATTGTAAACTTTAACGACCATGCGTACTTCTTTCAGCGTGGCTACGAGCCGTTAGTTTACAGCGACAGTCTTGGTGCAGTAACTAAGATGACTGCTGTATCGGGGTCGTCAGTTACATCTAATCAGTATTGCCATGAGGTAATTGCTGGTTTTGGTCGGCTGTGGGTGGTGGGTACCTCAAGCAACGATACTACTATCTACTGGTCTGACTTGCTGGACGGTGACGACTTTAGTGGTGGCTCTAGTGGTTCTATTGACGTATCTAAAGCGTGGCCTGATGGGGCTGACAAAGTAACGGCTCTAGCGGCCCACAACGGCTTTCTGGTGATCTTTGGGGAACACAGCATACTGGTGTATAGCAACCCTGAAACACCGGCTTCTATGGCCCTGTCAGACACTGTGTCGGGTGTTGGTTGTATTGACCGTAAGACAGTTCAGAGCATAGGCACTGATCTGTTGTTTTTAAGTGATGATGGTTTGCGAAGCCTTGGAAGAGTAATACAAGAAAAGTCTCTTCCTGTTTCAGATGCTAGTCGTAACGTAAAGCAAGATTTAATTGGTAAGTTAACTTTAAAAACAAGCCCTGCTACATCTGTGTACAGCCCTGAGAACTACTTTTATTTGTTGGGTTTGCCTGATAGCAATCTAATTTACTGCTTTGATCTTAGGGGTCGTCTTGAGAACGGTTCGTTCCGTGTAACCAAGTGGCCTAGTGTTAATTTCAAGAGCTTTGCTAGAGACCGTAACGGTGACGTGTACATTGGAACTGTAGACGGAATAGGTAAATACAACGGTTACGACGATAATAACTCATCGTATATTTTTCGTTACTCCAGCCCCGGTCTTACGTTTGGTGATCCGTCAAAACTAAAACTACTTAAAAAAATAAGACCTACAATTATTGGCGGTAACAACGCAGACATTATTCTTAGCTGGACGTACGATTTTTCTATTCAAGCTAATACGTCACGGTTTAGAGTGGGTACGTCTACACCGGGTTTTTACGGTGAGTCAGAATATACGGCGGTTGAGTTTACACTTGGTGATTTGATTAGTCGTAAGTCTTTAAATTGCACAGGCAACGGGTCTGTCGTTTCTGTGGGATTACAAACAGAAGTAAATGGTAATTCTATATCCCTACAGGAAATGAATGTACTAGCACTAATAGGTAAAACACTATGAACAACAGTAATGTAAGAGGAACAGAATAATGGTCGATTTTGTAGAAGATCTTCTAGGACCGCTTTTAGGCGTAGGGGCTACAGCAGGCGCTGGTCTTCTTACTAAAGAAGCCTATGACCGTCTTTCTGATATAGGTGAACAAGCTGTCTTAGGCACTACTGTAGGCGGACAGCGCATTCCCGGTGCGTTGGAGATGGCTGAACAGGCTCTAGAACTTTCTCAGTTCAGGCCGTTTACTGTCACTTCAGCTACTGGTGGCCGGTTCGGTGTTACACCACAAATAGACCCAACCACAGGGGCTGTTACAGGGACAGGCGCAGAGCTTGCAGTGTCTCCTGAAGAGCAGGCGTTGCAGGCTGGACTCTTCGGTGGCGCTGAACAGTTCTTTGGACAGGCCATGACGCCCACAGCACAGCGTGAACAAGAAGTATTTAACCGTATTCGCGCAACACAGGCCGCTGAAGAAGAACGTCAGCGTCTTGCTTTAGAAGAAAGACTAGCTAGTCAAGGCCGTTTAGGTGTACGTACTTCTATGTTTGGCGGTACGCCAGAACAGTTGGCTCTCGCACAGGCTCAAGAAGAAGCTAGAAACAGAGCTGCTCTGATGGCAATGC